GGAGCCTTCGCCCGGATCAAGTGCCCAGGTTCTTTGGGGCACTAACCGACCCTCATCTTCTGCCCACGAAGGAAGTGAAGCTCGATGCTCTCCACGCCATGCAGGACCGGGTTGATCCCGACAAAGTCGCAGCCATCGCCGGTAGCCAAGCGCGTGACAAGCTCGCCGTGGTCGTGGAAGCCAACGGCAAGCACTATATTGCCGACGGACATCACAGACTTACCGCCGATTGGCTCGATGGGAAGACAACTGCGCAGGTCCACTACAAGGATCTAACCCCTGAGAGCAACGCCCTGAAGCGTGAGCCAGACAACTTTAAAATTGCGAAGATAGACGACTCTCTGGGGTTGGTGTTCGGCTGGGCCATTGTCTGTAAACACAACGGTGAGGACTACTACGACCTCAACGTTGACCAAGCTGGCCCCCATGCTGGGAAACGTGTTCCCGAACACGTACCCGAAAGCGTGATGACCAAGGCGGCGTTGGACCTTGCCCTCAACGGAGCGCCTGGAAACGAGATGCACGAAGGTCCTGACGTGGGGCACTATCCGTTTCTGTTTCCCATGACAACGGAAATCGCGAAGGCAATGGGCATCACCACCGAGATGACTGGTCTCATGTGTGCGTTCAAGCCGCCTGCCAGCGTCCTGGCCAAATATCAATCGGGCGAATATACCGGGTTCTCAATTGAGGGCCGACGTATTTCGTACACTGAACATGAAACCTGAAGAAGCTGTCGCCTTAGCCGGTGAGTTTCCTGGTCATATGATCGTTAAGGTCATGTTGGATGATGTCGAGCAAGTGGGTGTCACTGCTGTGGACTTCACCAACTGTACCGTCACACGTGGTAAGCGTGGTGAACCAGGACCGAACCAGCGCGCCATTGGTAAGAATGGGTTTATCTTTGATACCACGATCGATGATTTTGTGCTTGAGACCGTAACGGGTAAGATCGAAGTAACATGGCGCGATGATATGTGGGCTAAGAAGTGGCTCGCTTTCCACGGCATAGCGTTAGGAGAGGGTGAATGTCTGCAATGAAACGCATCCTGACGGCGCTGCGACTAGACAAGATCGCTGCCGTGGATAGTCCGTGCCAAGCTCCGGCGCTTATGACGATCATGAAGCGTGCTGAGGACTACGAAGACATTCTCAAGCGTAAGTTCACCCAGGAACAACGCGATGCGGCCACGGCCAGCGGTGCGGCCATGCCCGGCGGCGGGTACCCCATTGAGGATGCAGAGGACCTCAGCAACGCCATCCGCGCCGTGGGCCGGGGTAAAGCACCCCACGCTACTATACGGGCGCACATTCGCGCGCGTGCCAAATCCTTGGGACTGACCAGCAAGCTTCCTGATACTTGGAAAGCGGTTGCGAACCTCAATGAGGTCCTCAAGCACATGGCGCCCATGTTGTCGGAGTCAGATGACGATGAAGGTGCCGCTGAATTTGAGGAGGTTCTGGGTGAGCAGCAGCTTACCGAGGCTTTCTGGCAGGCGTTCTATCAAGGTACCACAGCTCTCCAAGGTTCACTTACTTCCATTCTTAAAGACGACGCGGTTGTGGACAAGGGTCCATTGACCACTGAGTCTTTACAACAGTTTGCCGACTACATCGAGGGTATCCTCCCAGGTCAAATCGGTAAATCGCTCTCCGCGACTGTCGCGGCGATAGCCGGCCGCGCCGGTCAACTCTATAAAGGAACCGTCATGCTTGACGAACTGAAGAAGGCGCTCGGCCTGCCGTCTACGGCGACCGAAGCGGAAGTCACCAAGGCCGCTGAAGCTCTCGCCACGCGGAACGCCGAACTTTCCAAGATGAGTGCGAAGCACGCGGCGTTCGATGGTCCGATGCCCAAGGGCGGCAAGGCGGCGTTCGAAGCGATGAGTCCGAACGAACGTGATGACCATATCGCGTCCTGCAACGATTCCAGCAACTCTGACGTCGAGAAGGCGCTCAAAGCTGGTGATGCCTTCCGCACTCCAGAAGGTGTTCTGATCACCAAGGCCAAGCTCGGCGACGAGATGTACGCGGTGATGAAGGCCAACAATGACCGAGTGGTCACCATGGCCGCGGACCTCGCCAAGGCCAAGGACCGTGAAGACGAAGCCGTCTTTGCGAAGAGGGCTGAAGATCTTGGGTTCGAAGCCAGCTTCGGCGCCACGATGCGCAAGGCGTACAACGGCGACGCCGCCGCTCAAGTCGATATGGACAAGCAACTCAAGGCTCTGCGCAAGCAGGCTGAAGAGGGTGGTCTGTTCAAGACGTTCGGCAATAATCAGCCGGGCGAAGGTTCGGCAGAGGCAGAACTGGTGTCCAAGATTGAGACGGTTCAGAAGGCCGATCCTACTCTCACCTACGCTCAGGCGTACACCAAGGTCTACACCGACCGCGCCAATGCGCCCATCATCAAGCGTATGAAAGAGGAAGCGGCGGCCTAACCCGCCGGTTGCTCGAAACTCAAAAGGAACCAAAGAAATGGCCACGTCTGGCGCTCAACTTCTCGATGGCGGTAATCGCACCGCTGCGGTCGATCTTTCCGCGAAGCAATACTACGCGGTGAAGCAGACCACTACTGCCCGCCAAGTCAACCTCGCCTCCACTGGCGGCGAAGCGGTTTGCGGCGTTCTGCAGAATACTCCAACCGCCGGTCAAGGCGCTGCGATCGTTCAACGAGGGATTACTCAAGCGGCCGTGGGCGCCGCTGGCTTCGCGGCTGGCGACCTTCTCATGACCGAGGCCGGCACCGGCAAGTTCGTCACGAAGACTTCGACCAACACCGTCGTCGGCGTTGCGATCGAAGCCGGCGTGTCGGGCGGCGTCGCCACCATTGACCTGGGTTCGCAGGGCTAACATTCACCGGCCCACGGGCCACATTTACGGAGAACAACGATGGCCCCTGGCCTCATTCGGAAGGCGTCAATCACGTCTTCCACCGTCCACACCAACGCGCCGCTGACCAACATCGCCGTCGCGTATATGCAGGACAATGCAAACTACATCGCCGACAAGGTCTTTCCTATCGTACCGGTGGACTTTCAGTCCGACCTGTACTACATCTGGACCAAGGACGACTTCTTCCGTGACGAAGCTCAAATCCGGGCGGACGGCATGGAGTCCGCGGGTTCTGGCCTGAACTTGACCACGTCGTCCTATGCCGCGCTCGTTTGGGCTCTGCACAAGGACATCGGCGACCAGATGCGCCGCAACGCCGACCCTTCGGTCGACATCGAAGTCGCGGTCACGCGCATGCTGATGCAGAAGCTTCTCATCCGTCGTGACCGTCTCTTCGCCTCGAAGTTCCTGACCTCGGGTCTGTGGGGCACGGACATCACGGGTGTCGCTTCGGCGCCCGTTGCCGGCACCAGCGTGTTCCAATGGTCTGACCCAGTAAACTCCGATCCTTTCTCGGATGTGGCCGCCGGCCAGACCACTATCCTGCAGAATACCGGGCAGGAAGCGAATACCCTCACAGTGTCGTGGCCGACGTACCAAGCGCTGCGCAAGCATCCGCTGGTTATCGACCGTGTGAAGTACACCATGCAAGCCGACGCCAAGGCGATCACTCCGGAACTGCTTGCCGGCGCCTTTGACGTCGACCGCGTGCTGGTGTCCAAGGCGGTGTACAACTCGGCACAAGAAGGCATCGCCGGGACCTACAGCTTCGCCGTCGGCAAAGTGGCGCTACTCTGCCACAGCGCGCCGGCGCCGGGCCTGATGATCCCCAGCGCGGGCTACATCTTCGGATGGGCTGGTCTGGAAGGTTCCAACTCTGACGGTGTCAGCGCATGGTCGGAACCTGTTCCGAACCGTGGCAAGCCGGGCTCGACCATCCGTTGTGAAGCGGAGATCGCCCTCGACCTGAAACTGGTCGGCGCCGATCTTGGCTACATGTTCAATTCGATCGTGGCGTAATGTTCCCGCAAGATCGAACGCCGCAAGGCGAGATCGAACGGGCTGGCGGCGCAATTGTGCGCCGTCGGTTTCCGTTCAATGGTGTGGAGAAAGCGCCGGGCGACATCCTCACAGTTGAGGAAGTCGATTCCATTCCCATCCAGAACCTTCACTCCCTCATCAATACGGGGCTGTTGAAGCTGGTTTATACGGGCGGCGGTCAACGTTTCGCAGTTCACATCGGCAAAGGTCAGTATCACGTGGTGGAGGGGACCCAGATTACCGCGGAACCCATCTCACGTGAGGACGCTGAAGCCATGGTCGCCAAAGGAAAACTCCAATGAACGTCATGCAACGCTCCTTGGGTGGAGTGTCGTTTGCTGCCATCCTACTGAGCGGCTTTTTCTACGAGTCTGTTACCGACGGCATCACCGCTCACTCTGGCGGTGGCCAAGCCAGTGCGGTTCCGCTAACCACGGAAATCAATCGCATCACCACCGTTGCCGCCTTGGGCGACAGTGTGCTGCTACCGTTGTCAGTGGCTGGTCTTACCATTATCGTCATCAATCACGGCGCCAACCCTTGTCAAGTGTTCGGGGCCGGCACCGACACCGTCGATGACGTGGCGACTGCCACGGGCGTTAGCCAGATGCAAGGGTCGGTTACGATCTATTCTTGCACCACGGCGGGCGCGTGGTACTCCAATGGCATCGGCACCGGCTACGCGGGAAGTTTCCCGACGGTTGGTTCGGCGAATGGTCTGTCCACTACTGGCACGACCCAAGCCGGCGCCACGCCGATTACTACTTCCATCAACCGTTTCACGACGGTTGGCGTCGCCAACGGCGCGGCGGTGCTGCCACCTAGCGTCGCTGGTATGGAGATCGCCGTAAGTAACGCGGCGGGCACGAACTCGATGAACCTCTTTCCAAGTGCCGGTGGTACTGGGACTGAGACCATCAACGCGTTGGGGGCCAACGCGGCGCTTGCCATCCCGGCTGGTAAGACGGCATTCTTGATCTGTCCTGTCGCCGGCCAATGGCACTGTCAAGCGCCGAGCTAAGCCTATGTCCTGGAACTACGATCCAACTTTGCTAACGCCACCGGCGAACGCGAATGCTGACCAACTATCGCAGACCCAACTCATGGGTGTGCGGTATCTGGTCGGCGACACCATAACGACCGATCAACAGGTCCAGGATGAAGAAATACTATTCGTGCTTACTCAGCGTACATCGATCTGGGGAGCGGCGGCTACGGTTTGTCGCTCCCTGGCATCGAAGTATTCACGTCTTGTTGATACAGTTGATAAAGATTTAAGAACGACATTCTCGGCTAAGGCCAATGCTTACCGACGCGCTGCGCTTGGTTATGAGCAGGACGCCATGGTTCGCGGCGGGGCGCTCCCATACGCGGGTGGCATCTCGTTCAATGATAAGATCATGAACGAGTCCAACACCGATCGTGTTCCACCTCAGTTCACAATCGATATGGACGACAACTATCTGCCGGTTGCCCCTATTGGTAACGAACCTACGCCGTCACCTGACGACGGTGACGACTCAAGTACTGACGACAATGTCTGATTACCTTCATGTAGAGATCATTGGTGCTGAGCGGTTAGGCGCGCGTCTTAGAGCGCTGCCATCTAATCTGCAGAAGCGCCTCGCCAATTTCTTCAATGCATTTTCACTGCGTCTTCAGTCGCAAGTGCGCGCGAATATCGTGGCGAATTTCAGGTCCGTTGGCCCGCTGTATGATGCGGTGCAGACGGAGGTTACGCAGGCCCCGGATTACGCGCTTATCAGCGTGTTCACGCGTGGTATACCGTATGCTCAGATACTTGAAGAAGGTGGTCAGACTGCACCGCACGTCATCTATCCAAAGGTGGCTAGTGCTATCGCCTTTGAAGGTACATCTGGGTTAGAGTTCGCCAAGCGCATCAACCATCCAGGTTCGCACTTTGTCGCGCGTCCGTATGCTAGTCTAGCGCTGGAACAAACACGTGGTGAACTGGATGGTGGCATCAGGCAGGTTGTGCAGAGCGCCGTGGCGGCTGGGGCAGCGTTAACCACATGACCGCCCGTGAAACTATCTACACGGCGCTGTTTGGGCTCGTGAGCCCCCTACTGGCGCCCGGCGCCACCTTGGGCGGCCCTGTGACCGGCCAAGAGCCTGGAACACCTACGGCACTCCAGCCCTTCAACATTATCAGCCGCGAAACCATTGAAGTTCAACGCGTTGATCCAGCGCTTCAGCCGGTGCTGTTCATGGACGAAGCTGTTGAAGAATATATGGACAGCGGCGCGGGTATTATAGGTCTGAAGTGGACTGTCTACTTCCATGTGGGTTGTACGTCAGCGCCAGGGACACCGGCGGCGACGATACTCAATCCGCTTCTTGACCTGCTGTTTGCAACGATGACATCGTTCCCGCCGCAGCTTGGTTTGGGTGATCTTGTGACTAAATCACAGTTCGCGGGTATGAGTGTTAAGAACCTGGGGCAGAATTCTACAGACCCAACCGCCCGACAAGCGGTGGCGTATGTTCCGTTCGTGATAACCCTCCCACCCACATGAGGACGACATGGCTACCCATGAAGAAGTGAAGACCACTATCAGCCAATGGTTCCAGGAACGCCTGCGCGGCGGACCCATTGCGCACAACACTCCGGCGTTCAACCAAGCTCAGGCGGCGTACCATGATCTGGTGAACCGTGTGGACACTTTGTTTGGCGCTGAACCGAGCACTCCGCCTGAACTGGCGGCCAAGACCGAACCTGAAATCCCGGCTGAAGAAGCCGAAATTCACGAGCAGGAGTAGAAATTATGCCCGGTTCAACGACTGGTGAAAAGATCTTTGGCGCTGGCCGGTTTTTCGGAACCAATGGCGTCACTTCTCCTACGCCGACGGCGTTCCTGGTTCCTCAGGATCAATCCATTGACTTCAAGCAAGCCACTAAGTCACTCTACGGCGAACTGAAGCTGCCCGTGGAAGTCGCAGCCGGCGAACTCACGGTCAGTGGCAAGATTACCATGGGGACGAACAACGCGCGCATGTTCAGTGATCTGTTGTTCAACGTGGCTGGTGTTACTGGACAGATCTCCGAGTCAAACCTCGAAGGTCCATCGGTCATCCCATCCACACCGTTCCAAGTCACGGTGGTCAACGGCGCTACCTTCTTGAGTGACTTGGGTGTGAACGACCCAGCCAGTGGTCTGCGTTATACGCTGGTGGCGTCTGGCCCCACTACGGGTCAGTACTCACTAAATGCCGTGACGGGTGTCTACACGTTTGCAGCGGCCGATGCCGGTAAGTCTGTGGTCATCAGCTATCTCTACACGGTTGCGAGCACTGGCGAGAAGATCGCGGTGGCGAACACCCTCATGGGACCGGCTGGTAGCTTCCAAGCAGCGATGGTGTTCACCAATGGGTCGTCGCAAGATGTCCTTATTCTGAACAACGCTATCTCGGAAGGTGTGAGCATCGCTACCAAGCAAGGCGACTTCGCCAAGCCGGTGTTCAGCTTCATGGCGTCAACCGACGGCTCCAACAACCTCGGTACGTTCAGCTTCGCGCAAGCTGCCTAACGTGGACTTGATTGATATCGGCATTGAGCGCCGGCTAATCTTCACGAACATCGCCAATGGTGTTCCTGAACCTCAGGTCATGGTTACGTTCAAGAAATCTCAACTTGAAGTTCATCAAGCAGTCAACTTCGTCTGCAGGAAGATCAGAGAATATAGGTTTCGTCGCCGCCAACCGCCCGTTGCTTGCGACACTGTCAACGACATCATGCTTAACAAGCGTGTTCTGTTATTGACTTTGTCCAAGCTGGGTCCTAAGTATCTAGCATCAGAATTGATCCTGCCACGCATAGGTGTGGAGAAACTGGATAATATGGGAGCTGTCATGGAAATATCGCGTCGGGTGCAAAACCATGGTTGAATTCACGGTTGGCGCCACTACAGTAGAAACTGAGATGTTTTCACTTCGCCTAAACGCAAAGGCGTATCCTCTGTGTTTGAAACTCGGCAGCGCAAATCTCGTTGCGCGTTGGGTCGCAGGTAAAGGTGTTATCGATGCTACCGAGGAGGAAATGGGTGACCTCATTACCCTCGCGTATCTGTCGGCTAAAGCTAGTGACCCTAGTCTGACACAAGAGGTTTTCGAGGATAGACACATGTCCCCTGGCCAGTTGATGGATGCGTTCATCCTAGCCAGATATCAAACTGGGATGTGGAAGCCGATACTACCAGGGGAAGAAGCGCCCCCGGAGGATCAGGGGGAGGCGACGCCCCCGACGTCGACTTCAGAAATATCGTCGCAAGGCTGACCCGGCACTTTCACCAGACGCCTGATTATTGGTGGGATAACTGCACGATCACAGACTGGATTGAAATTTGGCAACATGAGTTGATCCAGCACCCACCAGTCGAGGTTTTCGCCGCGTCTTACTTTAGGTACGATCCCAATGCTAAAGAGGTCGATACTAACAAAGTGCCGGAAGAAGCGACACTACCAGAATATGAGGATTAAATGGCTGTAGGTGACGACGGCAATGTTAATATCAACATCACGGGCACTGTTGACCCGAGCGTTGCCGCGTCTGCCAGTGCTGCGAAGATTTCCATTGACGGGTTAACCGTCTCAGCAGTAGATTTCCAGAACGCCGTTCGCGCCGCTGGCGGCGATTTGTCCAAAGTCACTGCACAGATGTTGGGTGTGGGCGCGGCTGCTGCGTTCTCACAGGAAGAACTAGCTGCTTGGAGCGCGCAGAGCAACGCTGCTGGTGCTGCGTTGAATTCATTCTCAGTTAATGTTAGTCGAGCGGCAGCGGC